CAGGTATATCATCTAGGTCTAATTGTCTAACAATACTATTTGTTCCATTATTTAATGAAGCATACATAATATGCCCACCAAGAACCATACCTGTTACATCATATCCTGGTCCTGCTGCATAAGGATCTGTTGTAGTCCATGTATCACCATTGTCTGATGAATAATATATATCGTGTCCTTGTGCTACATATAAAACATCTTCATGTGATATGATATGTTGTTCCACTTCACTACTTGCTCTAGCTGATATTAATTCTGTATCGTGTAAAAGTTTAATACTATATGCTTTTCCTTTATCGTTTGCATTAGAAAATACATCTACGCCTTTACTATCAAAAAACCTTCTGTAATCATTAGGTCCTTGATTTCTTTGATGTGCTTGATCTAATCCTGCACCACCAGACAAATCTGACCTAGCGTAAGATTGACCAAACTCTGCTCTAAATTCTTCAGGTACTTGTGCTGTGTTAACTTGTTGCGCAGATAAAGGTGCTGTTGTGATAGATAACTCTCTACCTGGCGCTACTGCAAGTCTTAATAATATATCTGTAACACCATCAGATATTTGTGCCTGGTAACCAAAAGCAAGCGGTGTAGATACGTTAGAGGTATTTGGTAATGGCATTACGTAAAACTAATTCCATATAATTCAACGCCTTGTGGAAAGCGTGACCTTTGTTCTCTCCTTGCTCTATCTAGTAATACACCGTAGTACCTAAGCAAGGCATTTCTAAGTCTTTCTCCAGAACCTACTGGTATTCCTCTTTGTTCTAAGTTTTCTGTAATGTAATCTTGTGTAGTTGCGTCAACGTCTAACTCTGATAGTAACTGTGCTACTGCACCAACCATTACTATTTGCTCATGGAAATCTTCTAATCCAGATACGGTGTTTAAATCATCTGTCTCTGCACTAGGTCTAGTAAATTTAGAAGCATATACTACGTATACACTCTTACCACTAGAAGGTTGTGAAGGAAATTGTACTGCTGCTTCAGTAGATGAAGGTGTAAAATCTGTAAGTAACTCTAAAGCAATATCTTCATATACTGTTGTTGATGATGTGCTTGTGTCAATCTTTGCTTGCAATATCCTTTGTGTACCTGCTGGCATTTCTACAAACTGTGTTGCAGATGTTGTAAGTGTAGTTTTCTTTACTGCGTATAATGCAGGATACAAACCTATAATTTGATCTCCTATTGCATTAGCTAAATTCAATCTTGGATATTTTGGTTTTAATATTATATCTGTATCATTTAAGTGTTCTGCTGCTGTAGAACCTAACCTTCCTCTTTCAATAGTCATTTCTTTAGATACAGTGTTAATGCTTTCAACCATAACTAATTCTTGTTCTATTTCTAATACAGAACCAGCACCAATTAATTCTTCTTCTTCTGGTGTAAATAAACCTGTTTTATATAACAGTGTTGTGCCTGATGATGTTAATCCTTGTGACACTCCATCACTAAGTGTATCTGTATTACCTACTTGTGATAATGGTTCTTGTTCTTCTACTGGACGTAGATATTCTCTGTAAGTTCTGTCTATGAGATTACCAAAAGAAGGCATTATATACCAAAACTTCCTACACCCATTTGCATAACACCTAATCCTAATGCTGATGTTATGTCAGGTAATAAATCTATATCTTCATCTAAAGGTAATCCACCTATAGTATCTATAAGTAAAGATCCACCTTCTTTAAGGGTTAGCACAATACCCATGCTGCCTCCTAACTAGATGTTCTAAATAATAAAGTTATATCTCTATCAGCAACTTCAGCACTAGATGAAACTACTTTAAGCCAACCTTGTCCAGCAAATGCCCAACCACTTGGATCAACTCTTACTACATCTCCGTCTGTTGCTGTATAAGAAGTTGCTGAACCGTCTGTTTCAACTACGTCAACAAATGTTACGTTGTCTTTAGACCATTGAAAAGTAATGTTAGCACCTGTCATTGTTGGCAATACAATACCGCTAAGAAGCATGTTATCTACTTCTGCTGATGTACTTGCTGTACCACCTGATGAGATAGTTACTATTTCGCTTTTTGTTCTACCGTAAACCATGATGTTCCTATCTTAGCATATCAAAAGGACCGCTTATACAAATAAACGGTCCTAATGATTAAATTAATTAACCGATTACGTTATCGATTTGGCAATGGAATTGCTGTGGACCGAAGTCAAAAGCCATTTCCATATAAACTGCCTTAGCAATTCTTGCGTAATCGTCTTGATCAATGTCTCTTACAAACATTGTACCATATCCTGGAATGTTCAAGAATACTGGTTTAACGAATGATAAGTCAACAATGAATGCTTGTTTTCCTGCTGTGCTACCTGCTGGTAGATAGTCAGATAAAGCTAATCCGATTTGACCAAAAGGAGTTACGATTGTATCAATGTTGACACCACCGACACTTCTGTCTCTTGGTAAGATACCGTAGTTAACTGAACCAACTGTTGCATTAACAAGTTCTTTGTTGAGATCCAATAACATTGTTGGTGACACGAAAAGAACTGGTTGTCTCATTGGCGCACCAGCGTCATACAACGCTTTCATTGCGTCTGCAATAATTTCCCAGTTAAGTTTTTGTGCTGCACCAGCACTAACGTGATCCACTGAAGTACCACCAGATAATGCTTGATGTTCTGATAGACCTCTCATTTGACGGTTACCTGTAGTACCATCATTATAAGAAGCGTTAAATGCTGCCCACTCAACTTTCTTTGCTACTGTTTCAAGTAACAATTCCATTTGATAAGCAAGCTCATCTGTTATTGGGTTAGATCCTTCTAGCGATAAAGCTGGATCTGAATTTTTATAGTTGCCACTTAAATTAAACGGCACGATTTCTCCACTAGCTGCTTGTGCTGTGAAGGAGATTTGTACTGCTTCGTGGAAGATTTGAAGCACGCCTTGTTGTGCGGCTCTGCTTCTTCCAGAGTAGTTTGGTTGACCACCTTCATCATCTGGTGTTACAGATGAAACGGTTGCATTGTCTTGTTTTTGGAATTGGAAAAAAGTTGTGTTAGTTACAATTCCACCATTCAAACCTCCAGCAGCAGCAAGTAACGGAGTTCTATGCGGAGTAATTTTAAACAACTCACCAGTAAAGTTATTAACGTCACTAGCTACTATTGGGTTAGCACCTGATATTGCTGCCATTAGTTGTTATCCTCTCCGAGATTTCTCTCTGTTAGTTTTTATTTTCTTGCTGTTGTTGTAAAGCTACTTTTGCTCTAATTCTATCTTGGACAGAACCTTCAGACATGATTTTGTTATACACATCTTCTGTACCAGTAGGTTGTGTAGCTACTGATTGTTGCTGTAAGTTAGTTAACTTAGCGTCACTTTCAGCTATTTTCTGTGCTGCTAAATCATTGTTTGTTTGAACTGTAGTGTCAATGTTGTAGGTTTCTTTTAACCAGTTACCTAGTTCTGCTGTATCAGGCTTTCCATCATAAAGATCAAATGCCATTTTTCCAGTACCAGAGTTTGGATCAAGTCCTACATCTTTAAAGAGTGATGTTTTTACAACACCTTTTAACTCTTTGTTTTCAGTTTCAAGTGCCTTAATTTTTTCTCTAAGGTTCTTAATACCTTCACTACTTTGTTCTATGTTTTCTTCTGTCATTGATATTCTCCTATATCTCCCACTTATCACAATACGCCATTAAGGTGGGGTACATAATGGGTGTGGTTACAGTATTTAAAATTATATGCTGAATGGGCGCTGCAACTGACGCATACAACACCTCTACGAATTTAATACGTGGTTAGCACGTAGGTTGACTAACCAGAAGTGGTGATCTATTTTTTAACTTGGCGGAAACTACCTACGCCAATAAAATTATTATAGCATAGATTTTAGGAGTTTTTTAATTTTTTCTATAAAAACATAAATTTTTTTATATTTAAGTTTGCGTTCTCTTTTCTTTAATTGTTTAGAAATATACGCTTTCTTTTTATGATCGAATTTATCGAATGGCATTATTGTTCTACAAGACCTGTTAAACCAGCTTGTGTTGCTGCTGCACCACCTTCTCTTGTAAACACAGTTTGTTGTTCTGCTTCAAGTCTTTGTCTTACTTGTTCTGCTACACCTGATCCAAATACTTCACTTTCAATAAACTCTGATAAACCAAATATATCTTCTCTACCTGTAAACCTTTGTGCAAGTCTTTGTAAACGTGGTAATTGTACTTCTGCTCTAGCTGCTAATTGTTGCGCACCTTGACCAGTTACACCAGCACTAATAAGTCTTTGTGCTTGTTCTGTTGATATTGCAAAGTCTTGTTCCTGAAATGCACCACCAATTTGTGATACTTGTATTCTTCTATTAATAATATCTGCTGATATATCTTCTGATATAAAACTAGCAAATATAGCTTCATCTGTAATATCTTCTGTTGTAGGAAATACACTAGGATAGTTAGATACATAATATTGTTTTACTGCGTCAAACTGATTAAACAGTGAATTGTATGCAGTGTTTAATCTTTCTTCAAATACTCTAGGCGCTACATCATTTCTAAATAATGTTTCTATTTGTCCTTCAAAGTACTCTGGATTTAGATTGTAATCTGATAATAAGTTAGAGTAATCTTCTTTAATCTTAATGTAATCTAACTCTGGTGTATCACCTTCTATACGTAGTGTTGTATTGTCATCTCTAAATATACCAGGAAATTTATCTCTATATGCTTGTGTAGTTCTTAATACTCTTAATGCTTCATCTTCATCACCACCATTAGTATTAAACTCTTGTAAAAATGTATCGATTAAATCATCACCTAACCATGGATAGTTTGTTTGTGCAAATGCTTTAGCGTCAAATTCCTCTACTGGTTCACCAGGCACTACAGTTGTTGCTGGTGGTTCTGGTGGTGCTTGTGGTTGATCTGCTGGACCTAAATCCTGTTCTTCAGATGTACCATCATTATAAATAATTAATAAATAATTTCTACCATTTCTCGTATATGTCTGCCTACCAGTTTCATACTTCTGTGTAGTAGTTTCTTCTTCAGCTACTACTTGTCCTACTTCATCTCCGCCTGGTGGTTCATCTCCGCCTGGTGGTATATCTCCGCCTAGTGGTATTATTCCTGCTGCTTCTGCTGCACCTGCACTAGCTTCAACAACTTCTTCTATAGTTTGATCTGGTGCAAAGTCAAAAACTGGTGATGACACAATATTTCTAACTGGTGTTCTATCTTGTGCCTTAGGTGTAGTTCTAGGTGGCTCTATACCATCTATAGTTATACCTTGTAACTTTGCAAGTCTAGCTAATATGCTCATTGAAAACTACCTCCTCCAGTTGCACGTTGTCCTGCTTTACCAAATCTTCTTTCCATTTTTGTCTTTAAAGTATCCCTATAAGTCTGTGTACCAAGTCTAGCTGCTTCTGCAAATGCAATATCTTTTCTTTCTTCTGTATCATTGGTTGCAAAAAATCTCTGCCAAGCGTTTGTAGTCTCATCTGCTTTTTGTCCTACAATATCTTCCCATTCTCCTCTAAATAGTCCAGCAGCACTTTCATAAGATTTAACATTAGTACCTTTAAATTGTGAATACTTTACCTGAAATGCGTCTTGTATCTGTGGTACAAAGACTTCGTTATACCATGTAGGATTAGCTTGTGCTTCTTTATAAATAGCGTCTAAATCATATTTTTCACTAGCACCAGGTCCTAATATATTATCTATATCTATTCCTAAATCTCTTGTAGCAAGTATTGTATCAAAACTTTGTCCTGTAAGTACTGCTTGTACTTCTGGATCAAGTGTGTATCTAATACGATCATTTACCATTTTATCTAACACTCTGTCTAATTCTGTATCGTCTGCAATTTTTCCACCCATATACAAGTTTGTTAATCCTGCCACAACATTATTGTTTATTGTTTGAACACCTCTAGCTATCATTCCATCAACTATTGATTGTTGTGTCTTAATAGATTTCTCTGTATATGCTGACGGATCACTTGCAAATAACTCTGCTGCTGCTCTCTCCGCAGGTGGTGTATTCTTATACCAAGATACTCTGTTTAAATCTGCTGTTCTTACTGCTTTACCTTCTAGTGCATTTTCAATAGCTAATGCTAGGAAATCTAATCTACCGTTTTCATCTTCTGATAATATCCATGGTGAATACTGTGCTTCTTTTTCTAATGCTTCTACTAAATGGTCGTAAGGTTCTGCACCTGCTTCTAATGTAGATACAAGTAATTGATTTGATCCACCAAAATAAAAACTATTTTTGTAGTCTTGACCAGTAATGTTTGATGTACCTTCTATAATATTAAATTCACTATCTACTACAACATTTGCTACTAAGTTATTTCCTGCTACATTCTTTTCTTTTATAGCGTTCCAATCTTTTATTTCATAACGCCATGTAAATGCACCTGCTGTTCCTTGAAACTCTGGCAACTGTGCAACAAGATAGAACTTACTACCAAATTCTGTAATTTCTTCCCATATCTCAAAATCTGCTGATATAGTATTTATTAATTTATTCTGTGATTTATCTCTAACGGTCATATACAACTATCGGTTTCTTCCACCACTCTCCTATGGTATCTTTTATTTTATCATACGTACTTGGTCCTGTGTCCTCTTTTTCTGGTGTTTTGGGATCAGTTAATGTTGTTTCTAATTTCTTTCTAGTATCTAAATTTGTCGGTACATAACCAAAACCAGTCATCATTAAGTTTTCTTCTTTAGCTTTTTCATAACCTTCTTTTATAGCTTCAATAAACATTTCAGAAGGCAAAATCTTTTCTGCTTTATCTACTTGTTCACCAATGTATGACCAGTTTGGTTCATAATCACTGCCTGATAATTTTTTTAATCCATAGTTTTCCATACCAGAAAACTCAATCATAGTGTTATACATATCTTTCATTAGAGTATTAGCGTATGATTTTAATTCTGGTGCTGCTGCAACTACACCATAAAACAACATAACACCTGTTTCATAGATGTCTAATAACTCTAAAGGTCCTGACCATGTACCCCATCTAACTTTTAACCTTGCTATATTTTTAGCTATTTTCTCTTTTACTTCTTTTTCAATAGGTAGTTTTTGTACTATATCATTAGATTGTGTTTTAAAAGCATTAGTTGTTTCATCTAGCTGGGTTACTTTACTCTCATCTATTAATTGATTGCCACCGCCTAGTTTATTTAAATCTTCTTGATTGTAAGTATTAAGATTAGTAATAGGTTTTTGTTCTATTACTAATTCATCTAACTGACTTACCGCTGCCTTATTTGATTGAAACTCTTGTACTGTAGTATCTTGTATGTTCATGCGTTTACCTATACCTAAGTTATCATTAGGATCAAGAAATACTATTTCATACTGTACATTTGTAGGACCAGTAACAAAACCTTCTATACCAGATTTTCTTAACGCTTCCCAAACATTTCCTTTTGATAAAGTAGATGTTGCACCTGTAATATTTCTATTAGGTTGGAATGTGTTTAAACTTCTACTAAAATCCATTACACTACCTGTATAATACTTTTGACCATCTATAATCTTTGCTCTTGGTCCTAACATTTCATAAGTAATACCAGTCTCTTTAGTAAATGTATCCCAATTAATTTTATTAATTTGTCTGCCTAATACGTTATCACCTTCACTTACTAATGGTCCTTGTGTTCCTGCAAATCGTGCAGGTGCTATATCCACTAATAAATTATCTGTATTTACTTGTACTTTATAATAATTATTAATAGGTGCATTAGAACCTACACCACGTATTGCAGATAAACTTCTGTTACCTATTGGTTCTGTATAAAAACCAGGTATCTGATGTGTCATGTCTAATCCAGATTTTATATCACCTGCAAGTATCCTATTAGGACTTTGTTGTTGTACGTAAAACTCTATTGTTCCTGTTGTTCTAGGATTTATACCTTCATAAAATGTATTAGCTAATTTTGTTGACTGTTCATTAGATAGGTTTAAATAATCTTCTACATTTTCTAGTATGTATTTTGATGATAACTCTCTTTGTACTTGTGTTGAGTTAAACATATTTCTACTAACAGCACTATCAAAATTTGTACCTGCTTTAGGAAATAAGTTTGGATCAAATGTACTTTGAGGAAAATTAGTAAACTCTGGTTTTGTTAATCCTACTTTAATGTCATCAATAATACCTTTAGCAACATCTTCTGATAATTCTTTTTCGTTAATTAAAAAGTTTTCAAAATAATTCCATGGCATATATTCTTCATTAAATTTATTGTATGCTTCGTTAAAATAAATACGTACATCTTGGACATCTACTTGTTTTGCTACATTATCTACTACATTTGTAGGTGTGTCTAATGATGATATGTCATTAAAAAAGTTTTTACCATCAGCACCAAATTGTCTTGGATTATCGTATGTTTTTATAATTTCTATATCGCCATTTTCTCTTAGAATACTTGCTTGTAAACGATAATCTTCGCTTGGAATTAAACCTTCAACATTTCCTTCAGGTGGTATTATTTCTAATATAATTTTGTCATTTGTATTACCTATAAATCTTTCTTCTAATATAGGTATATCTTCTGCCCAATTATTAACATCTTCTAATGCCTTTCTACCATCTGCCCATTTAATACCTTTTTGTCCAAAATCATCTAATACATTTGTAGGTGTGTCTGTAGGATTAAAATTTTTTAATTCTTCTTGTAATTTATATCCTGCTTCAAAAGCTCTTTTAGCTCTTGCTTTTTCTGATGGTATTAATGGATCATTATAGTATTCTTCTGCAAAACCTATTAAATCACCTATAAAATAGTCCAATAATTCTTTTTCTTGTTTTGTACTTATCGTGTAAATTTGTTGATAACCTTTTCCTTTTTTTACAATTCTTGTTTCTAAATTATTTGCAAGTTCTACCATATCAATATCTGCATAATCTTCATTTAACATTTCTGCAACTTCTAATAACTTTGCACCTGGATCAGAAGAAATATCTATTAATGAGCCAGGTATTGCTATTTCAATAACATCATCTACTACATTTGTAGGTGTATCTGTTATATTTTCTATAATCATATTATCAGGTATAGTGTCAGGAACTTCATTTAAAATATCTTCAGCTTCAAATATTGACATTCCTGCATTTTCTCTAAGAAACTTATCAAATTCTGTACGCATACCTGGATCAGTAAAAGCTAAGCCTGTTTTAAAAAAGTCATCAGTCATAAATGCATTATTTACTTCTACATCTGATAAACCTAATTCTTTTAATTTATCTAATGCAAATTTGTTTGTAAAGTCCATTTCAAAATCTGTTAATTTATTACCTTCTTCAGCAATTTTTCCTAAATTACTCCAATACCATTGTGCTATTTCTTTTTGTGCTGTTTTAATAAATTGTTCATTAGCACCATAACTTTTTAATAATTCTGGTAAAGGTTGCATACTTCCATACGATGTAAAACTATTGCGTAACTCCAAAAGTATCTCTTGTCTTGACAGTTTACTCATAGCATTTAAATAATCTAATTGTTCTTTTGTGGGTTGATAACCAGTTTCAGCAATTATTTGTTCAATATATTCTTGTTCATTCATTATTTACCACGACTTTCAATTATCTTCAGCCATTGTTAGTCATTCCTCATAATTTCAGCAATCTTATCACCAATAAATCCAAAGTTACCTTTTGGTTTAGGACCACCAGGAATAACACCAAAGTATTGACCTACTAATGTTTTCCATGTCTCTATTAAATCATCTAAATCTTCTTGTATATATCTTTTTTGTCCCATTGCTTCTTGTTGTGCTTTTCTACTCATAGCTTCTCTATACGGCATAACATCTACGTACTGATCATTATCTTGTTGTGGTTGTGTTGTTGTAGTAGTAGGCATAGTAGTAGTTGTTGTTGGTGGCATAGTAGTTGTAGTAGTAGGAGTTACTTCACCTTCTGTAGTTAAAAAATTGTATTCTTTATTTACTCTGTTTATTTCACCGTCAGTATCTACCATGTCTAACATAATATCATTGACAATGTCGTAATTACCATTAGCTAAACTTCTGTATAAATATGCACCTTTGATTGTTCCTGCACCTCTATTAAATGTAGCACTAACCATGTAATCAAATTCACGTGGTGTTAACTCTACATTGTATTCTTTCATTCTATTTTTTACAAATTCTTCATTTTGAGTAACGTCCATAATAAATACTTCTAATGCTTCTTCTTCTGTTATTGTATCTCCTACTTTAAAATCGTAGGTGCCAGGTGCTGCTGTATGACCATAACCTATAGTCAATGTTCCATTTACAGGATCTCCTGGTTGTGCTGGTTCTGGAGGATAGATACCGTCATAGTATGCAAAAGGTACAAACTCCTCTACTTCTTTGAGAAACTCTGAACCTTCTTCAGATAAACCGTATTCGTTATCCACCGCTAGCCAACCTGGACATACCGTCAAGAGTGCTAAACAGGTAGCTAAGATCATTTCGTTCCTGGGTTGCTTGTTCTGTTGCTTTTACTTCTGCACCTAATACAGCGTCAGCATAATCTTGTAATTGTGCTGTTGGTGTTTCAGGTACAGTTAAGTTCTTATCAGCACCAGGAAACATACGTTGTGCAAGATCGTAATTCTTGTTAAAGTTTGCTACTGCTGTTTCGTAATTTTTACTTGCTTCTGTATAAAAATCTGCAAATGCAACCATCTCTGCTTCAGATAATTCTCTGTTTATTCCTATGGCACGTAATGCACCATCTACTTCTGCTTTAATCTGTGACGGTGAAGGTTCTACAAATACTTTAGGAAGTAATGGTGGTCTCTTGTATAATCTTTGCTTTTCATCTGCTAAGTGTTGACCAATGTCTGTTAACTCATAGTTAGCATTTGTCATAGCTTCTAACATAGCTGCTTGACTTTTATCACCCCAACTACCCTGCTCAAAAAACCAATCATCATACGATAAATAACCAGCTTGTAATAAATCTGTTTGTACTTGCAATCTCTCTTGCGGTAACATGTTATATCCTATTTGAATATGATCCATATTTCCATACTGTCTAGCTGCTTGTTCTTCTGTGAGTGTTATTGTCTCTGCTGCTAAATCACCTGGTGTTAATTCTCTGCCTTCTTCAAATACTGCTGCTAAATCTGGGTTTTTATATATTGTATATCCTGGTGTAATTCCACCAAACAAACCATAACTTGATGGTGATATTTGTGCTTCTAATGCAGATAACGCTTGATCAACAATAGCTTTTTCTTGACTTTGTATTACTGTATAGTTTCCATCTAATTGTCCTTCTTGTAATTTGACTAATTCACTCTCAGTTACATTTTTTTTCTCTATTGAACCAGTAGAATTATTAATTATAGTTATAGCACCGCCTACTTCTTTAACAGTCTTGTATGTGCCATCTGATATATCTTTAACGTTATTTAAAAAATCACCACTAAATTCATATTTACCTGGTTCACCTGTCATTATTGGTTCGTACAATACTGTAGGTTGTGTTCTAAATCCTTGTTTAGGTACTTTTGTTATAGCTGGATCTTGTTCTCTAAATGCCTGCAATGATGTAGAAGGTGCGTCAAAATTCTTTTTATATCTATCGTATTCTGCTGATGAAAACAATACAATACCTTTACCACCACCTGGTTTAACTATTGCACCTAACTGTTCTGTTTCGTCATACCATGTATCTAATTTATCTACTAAGAAATCAAAGTATCCTTGTGCTTCTTCATCATCTGCCATAATGATACCTGCTGATATATCAAAACCTTTAAGTATATCTGTGACTATATCTTGTGGAGAATTAACTAGCCATGATGTGTAAGTTCCTGGTGAGTATCCTCTAGGTTTGCCTTCTAATTCAACATTTGCAATAGCTTCATTTAAAGCATTCTCCATAACCTTCTTAGTTGTATTATTTATACCTAATCCAGTTTCACTTTCTTTATTAATACTTTGGTCATATATAGCCAATGTAGTATTTACTTTTGCAATAAACAACTCATTAGATATAACTTCTTTTACTAATGCGTCTAATTCTTTTGATATAGCAGAACTGTCATCTAATTGTCTTTGCTGTTTAATGCTATCTACTATTGCTTGTTTATATTCTTCTGTCACGCTTCTCCCTGCTGTATGGGCAGATATGCACCATATTCTAACATTGTATCATAATCATACTCTAAATCTTCTAAGAATTGTGTTCTCTCTTGAAATAATGGTAACAACAAGTTTTGTGCTACTACATAAAAGTCATCATTATCTGCTGATATTCTTCCAATAAAATCTCTTAGCTGTTGTCTTTCAAGCAACATAGTACGTGATGTTCTCCAACCATTTGCTGATAAACCACGTCCTAAAGATTTTTTTTCTAATATCTGTATGTAATCTAATACTTGATTTATAGCTTTACCTGTATCAGAGTTGTTTAACTTAGTATTGTTTTTCCATTGTTTTAATTCTTGAAACTGTTGATCTAACGTACCACGTTGTGGTAATCCTGGTATTGTTGTATCAAATCCTGGAAATCTCTGTGCTGCAATATTTCTTTTAACTGCTAACAATCGTGAACGTTGTTTAGCTTGATATGGATCTGTAATGTCAAACTGTTGTAATGTAGCTATACGTTCTTCTTCCATAAAGAACTCACCTAATCTCTGGTTACGTGTTGCTAACCATTCCTCTGGTGTTAATGGTTCACGTTGTTCATTAAATATAGTTCTTGTATATGCTTCATAATCAAATGCACCACCACCACCATTAGGTACAGCATAAAACGCTGTCAATGGATATTCATCAAATAACTCTGGATTTTCTTTTTCAAACTGTACTCCACGCTCATCTACTGGTCTAGGTTCTACAACAATAGATTTAGGTGTTGCTATATCTAATGGGTTAAAACCAAACTCATCAATAAAGTATTTAGTCGCAGAGTAATTATCTCCAGGTGCAAATAAGTAATTACCTGTAACTGGATCTCTTGGCGGTGTTTCAATTAATTCTCTGTATCTATCTGCAAGTATCTGCATAGAATATAAAGAACCAGCATTATCTGGATTGCCAATATCAAATCTTGGATTTAATCCAGTAGGACCAACAAACTGTGAAAATGCTTTAATTAATGTAATATTTCTAGCAATGCTTCTTGATTTTTTTAACAATTCACTTTGTTGTTCTGGTGTCATATCATCTTCACCATTAGCTTTTAATACTCTATATACGTCAATAGTTGTATTAGCTGCAATACGTGATAGTTCGCCTGGAGGTGCGTCCTCATTAAACATAAACATTGCACGAATACCGTTCTTTAACCAAGCTGGAACACCTGCTTCTTGCAACAAATCACCAGGAGTTTTTACTGTAGGCAATCCATAAGGAAATAAAAATTTCTGTGTTTCTTCAAACTTAGGTGTACCTTCTAATACAAATGAAGCAGGTATAGCTGCTACTGGTCCAATACCAGGAACTATCTCTAATGCTAAGTTAAGAGAACCAGCATAACCAGGTAGTCGTACTCCAACATTTCTATCTGCACCAAACAATGCGTCTGATACTAATTCATTAACTACTGGATAATAGAATACTTCCTCACCTGTAATTTCATCTTCTGTTAAAAATCCTTCACCTTCTACAGGACTAAATGGATTTTCTTCTCGTAATGCTTGTACTGTTACTTGACCTCTACGTATAATTTCTGGGTTTTCTGCAAGTAATTTAGACCATGTAGATAAAATTTCTACGTATGCTTCACCGAATGGAAATAATCCTCTTAGGTTGTATGTCATTTTATTACGTTTACTTAAATCGTAAAGTAGGTCTTGTAATTCAGTTAAAGCAATAGACTTAGCAAAATCATCAATATATTCTGCGTCAATTAATTCATCTGTAAATCCTGCTGCTACATTAAGTTCTTCTAGTTCTAATTCATATTGCTTCTTAGTATTATCAAATCCTTTAACTAATTCTTGTTTTTTATTTTCAATTACTTTGTCATAGTTTTCTTTAAAGTCATCAAATCTTTTATCTACATCTTCAAAGTCTTTACCAAGTTTTTTAATTTTGTTAGCTTTGTATTTAGATAATGTTTCAAATCCTTCTTCCATGTCGTCATAATATGCGTTATAATAACCGCCATATTCTTCCATGATAAGTTTTTCTTCATAATCTGCATAAGCGTTTTGTTTAGATTGATATTCTTCGTATAGTTTTTTAAACTCTGGATCATCATCTATTTCTCTACTTAATTTATCTTCTAATTCATCTAATTGTTTTTGTAAACTTAATTTAGCTTTTTGTAGTTCATTGTATTTAATTGTTTGTTGTTTTGTATTGTCAATATACTTTGTACCTATTTTTGCGTCTGCTTCATTTAATTGTTTCACTCTACGTTCAAACATATCTAAATTAATTTCTACATCACGTTTACGTAATTTACTTGGTTCAATACCAATATCTGCTTTTATAGAATTTAATAAGTTTTCATTTGGTATGTTTGCTTTTCTTGCACCTTGTACTTTGTATGTCTTACCACCTTGTTTAAATGTTTTACCTTCTAACAGTGCTGTTCTCATAGCAGGTGTCATTCGTGGTAATAAGTCATATACTGCACGCCAGTATGCTTGTCTAAATACAGGAGAACGTGAAGCATTGTCTGTTCTCTGTCCCATAATTACATCAAAAGCATTTTCAATAAAGTTATCCATAAATGTTGCGTCATCTATCAAAGTACCTTCTCTAGCTGTTGGTAGATAATCTGGAATGTTTTTCCCATAATTTTTTAAAAATCCACTATAAAAATCATTAACTTTCATTCTTGAAGTGTCTCTACCTAATTTATTAAAACCTTGTGCAAACATATCAAAAACTTCATCAAGTGTGCCTTCAGCACCTAACATATCTACACCTCTTTGATTTAATCTATCTAACTGTCCTGTTATTATCATTTCATATAAATTTTCATTACGTGTTCTATCTATA